AGAACTAAAATCATCTTCATCTGCAAATGCAGTTATTGTTATAGTTCCATCTGATAAGTTCTGGAAAGAAGTTGTTCCAGTAAGACTAGCTCCTGCTAGGGGAGCTTTTAAATTTAATTGTGTTTGTATATTAGATGTAACGCCATCAATATAATTGATTTCTGCTGTCGTAGCAGTTACGCCATCTATAAGATTTAATTCTGTTGTAGTGGCAGTTACGCCATCTAATAAGTTTATTTCTGCTGTAGTCGCAGTAACACCATCTAAGATATTAATCTCTGCTGCAGTAGATGTAACACCATCTAAAATATTTATTTCAGCAGTAGTAGATGTAACTCCATCTAATAGATTCAGTTCGGTAGCTGATGAAGAAGTAGCAGTTATTTTAGTTACTGCTGCATCGATTACAGCTCCAGTATGAGTTGAGGTAAAATTAGCCATATATATGTCCCTTTTTCAGTTAAGGGGGGTATATTGCAACCCCCCTAATTAACTACTACGGATTCAAGAAGTTAACTACTCCACAAGCTGTTGAACTTGCAGCGTGTGATAACACAGCTCCAAATAAAACATCTGCGACAACAGAAGTTGCTAAGTGATCAATATCATAAGATGATTGAACTCTTGGTGCAATTTGCTGTCCAAAGTAAAGTGATTCTTTCTTAAAAGCAGTACCAATCTGCGTACCATCAGTTCCAGATTCACTCCAGTCTGTTGATGCGAATACAGGCATACCATATATTTGCATTACAGCACCAGAAGCGATAGGATTTACTGCATCTCCTCTAAGATTAGCAGAGGTAAACTCTCCCAATCCCATAAGTTGCATATATACTTTAGGATTTACATATAAGAATGTTTCTCCATCAGTATAGTCGTGATTAGCGTCTAGGAATTTCTCTAAACCACCTCTTAACTCAGCAGCCAATAAGATATTGTCTGTTGCAACGTCAGTATTATTACCTGTGTTACCTTTAAGAGTTGTTGCAAGATAGTTTTCCACTTTCTTAGCTAAAGCATAACCCATACTTTTTGCGTATGCGTTAAATAGATCTGCCGATTCTTGTACTTTTACAATATCGTCAATTCTTTTAGCTTCGTAGTGATGTTGATCGATTGCTAGTTGTCTAACACCATCAGTCTGAGCTGAGTATGTTACTGCTGTTCCAGCAGATTTAGCAGCAGCTGCTTCTTCAGCTACTTTAGGAATATTAAGAATGTCGCCACCACCTGATACCATAGATGAGAAATCAGTTACTTGATTTCTTAACTGAAATTTTCTTTCAGCATAGTCAAGAATTGCATCTCTCCACATTTCAGGTATAAAATTTGCGGCTGTTGTTACTGTTACATTTGCCATTTTATTTTCCTCCTCAGGAATTTAAATTTATCTTTTTTTCTTAAGATAGTGGCTTAACAAGTCGTTATGACTTTTTCTTCGATCCTTACCAGAATCCAAAGTTTCAAAGGGGTTGCCTTTAAACTTTTGAACATTGACTTGGTTTTCTACGTTACCAACATTCACTCCAGCTTTCTGGTTAAATTCTTCGGTAATTGTTCGAAGTAGTGTTAAATCCTCTACCTTCTCAAATTTCTCTCGCTTACCTTCAGGAATCTGGCTTAGTAGTGCGTTTCTTTCTTCTGAAACATATCCATTGAACGCAGTTGATATTTCTTCGAATTGCTTCGACAACTCTGCATTCTTGTTCTGTTCTTCAGAAAGTAGGGTTTTATATTCCCCTTGCTCTGCTAAACTATTTTTACGCTGTTCTTCCTGTTCGAGATTTATATTTTCCATTTTAGATTTTAACTCATTGCGTTCTTTCACAACTTCGTTAAACCTAGAGTATGGAACAGCTTGATCTAACTTTTTTTCGTCTTTATTGACTTGAGGTTCTTTTACAGCTTCCTCTATGGCTGCATTCTGCATTTCTTCAGACATTTTAACTCCTTTAGTGGATTATTATATGGCTTTAAGTTAATTATGAATTAAATTAAGAACAATTCAAATGTCAAAAAAAATAAAAGAGTTTGATTTCAAGCAGCAATGGTTCGATTTTATGAATTATGTGCCACACGCAGGACAACGAAAGTTGCATTTCCCTGAGAAGCATACTGCATCTTACTTCGTAAATATATGTGGTAGAAGATATGGGAAAACTACTGCTGCGTATCGAGAAGCAGAGTTTTATGCTGCACAACCTAATAAAAAAATATGGTTAGTTGGCTTATCCTACAAAAAATCACGATTAATGTTTCGTGAGATTTGGAAAGATATGGTAGCTGGTAAAGGTAACGATATTGATAGAGCATCAGAAAAAGAACAGTATATAAAATTCAAATGGGGAACAACAGTAGAAGGTATGTCTTGTGAAAATCCTGACTCATTAGTTGGAGAAGGTGTTGATTTATTAATTATAGATGAAGCTGCTAAGATGCCTAGAAAGATTTGGGATATGTATTTATCTCCTACGTTAATTGACAGAAAAGGTAAAGCTATATTTATTACTACTCCAGAAGGGTTTAATTGGATATATGATTTATTTTTACTAGGGCAAAGCGATGAGCAATGGTATAGTGTGCAATCTCCTAGTTGGGAAAACGAACACGCATTTCCAGAAGGAGAGAAAGACAAGTTCTTATTAGAACGTAAACGCAATATGTCTAAAGAGTTGTTTGACCAAGAATTTGCTGCAAAGTTTACTTCAATGGAGGGACGAGTATATCCATTTGACAGACAAAAAGATATGGGAGATGTTCCTTATAATCCAGAGCTACCAACATATTGTTCTATGGACTTTGGTTTTAGAATGCCATCAGTATTATGGTTTCAAACCTATATGCAAGATGGTAACCAACATATTAATATTATCGATGAAATAATTCACGAAAGAAATATACCTACTGATAGATTAGCAGAAATGATTAAGAAAAAGAATTATCCTGTGATTACTTATTATGGCGATCCTGCTGGTACATTTGTTCAAGGACAATCTGGTATGGGGGATATTCATATCTTTAGAAAGCACGGAATCTATGTAGAGTATCGTATGGACAAACTATCTCGTAATATACAGGGTGGTATAAGTTATTGTCGTGGTTTCTTTGAAAACGCAGATGGATTAAGAAGAATAAAAGTAGATAATAGATGCGTTGGTATTGCAGAAGATTTTGAGAACTATCGATTCCCAGAAGCAGTAGAAGGTAAGGCAATTTCAGAGAATCCTATCAAAGATGGATACAATGAACACGGCTGCGATGCTTTCAGATATTTTATATTGAATAGATTTCCAATTAGAAGTAACTTCATTGGAAGAATATCACGATAATAGGAAAACAAATGATTTTTACACCACAAGAGATTATACAGGATTCATTAACGCACTTTAAAGAAGAACAAGCAAAAGCGAGAAGGGAAGAAGTTAGAAAGTCATTAGATTATTATTCTGGTTCGCTAACTCATCAATATATAGAAGATTATTTTAAGTCTGACGCATTCCAAGAAATTCCTCACTACAATACTAATATCGTGAAAAAATTTGTAAATCGTATGTCCAAGATATATACGATTGGTGCTAAAAGAAATGTAACTAAGAAATATGACGAGATGACTGAAAAGAAAAATGCTCGTATGAAACAAATGGAACGTATGACTAGACTTATTGGTACGTGTGCCACTTATGTTATGTTCGACGAAGAAGAACAAAAATTTGATTATCGTCCTATCTATTATTTTGAGCCATACTTTGGCGACAACCCTTATAAACCAGAAGCTATTGTTTATCCAATGATGCACGGACACGCAGACTTATCAGATACAACAGAATTAAAATATGCTTATTGGGATTCAGAAAGATGTATAAAGTTTGATGACAATGGAGATGTGTTTGATGAAATAGAACACAATCTAGGTGTATTACCTTTTGTATTTACTCACAGAGAAGAACAATTAGATTCTTTCTTTGTTGAGGGTGCTACAGATTTAGTATCTGCAAACGAGCATATTAATATTACAATGACTGAAATGCAATTAGGACTACGTTTCCAAATGTTTGGACAACCAGTAGTAACTGGACTTATATCTGATAATTCTAATGTAAGAGCTGGATCAGATGAAATTTTAACTTTGCCAGAGGGTAGTAACTATAATATTGTTGCTCCACAAGGAAATGTAAGAGATGTTATTGAAAACATTAAATGGCAAATAGAATTAGTGGCGTTAAATAATCATCTATTTGTTACTTTCGCACAATCTGGTGGAGAAGTACCTAGTGGTATATCACTAATGATTAAAGACTTAGAACGCCACGAAGATTTTATGGACGACAAAGAATTATATCGTCAGTATGAACAAGATTTTTATAAAGTAGAATATGCTTTATCCCAAATAAATAGCTTAGGGTTACCAGATCCTAAACGATTCAAAGTCGATTTCTCTGAAGTCGAATATCCAATGACTACTCAAGATAAGATTATGTTAAGCGAGTATAAGCTAAAGCATAACTTAACTACTGAAGCAAAAATAATGGCAGATGAAAACAAAGATTTAAGTGTTGATGAAGCACAGAGAATCATAGAAGAAAACAAAGGTGTCAATGGCACACTATTGCCAGTAGAACCAGTAGAACCAGTAGAGGAAGTCAATGAAGGTAACTCTCAAGAGTAATGTCTATTTTGACAAGATAGATACAAAAGCACTCCCTAAACTTATATTCAATACGGTAATACTCCCTGTCGGTAGAGCAGCTAAAAAGAAAGTAGATAGTGCTTTTACTGGAAGGGGAATGGGAGTAGATATATATGGAGAGCCATACGAACCTTTACACCCTAGTTATATGGATTGGAAAGATAAACAAGGTGGAGCAGATAGAACAATGGTAATGTTTGGGGGACTAAAGGGAAGTATAAAGATAAAAACAAATCAAGACAAGAATCTAGTAAAGGTATTTTCTAATATTAAAAAAAACTATGGAAGGAAACACCTAACAGGTGGTGGTGGATTAGAAGAATCTGTAAAGATTCGCAAATGGTTTTTTACTGAAGATGAAGCAGATATACTTCACTTAGACGACAGGTTGTTAAAAAATGATTTTGATAAAGCATTTATTGCTTTAGAAAAAAAATTGAGATCGCAATTAAGAGGAAGAATGCGTATAATAGGTAGTAAACATAATATCAAATTATAATGATAAACCTAATAAAAGAAATATTTAAAATGATGAAGGAATTGCGTGAAATTTCTAAAGCTAATAACGAACTATTGGGTTTTATCTGTCAACGAGTTGCTCCTCCAGAAAATATAGAAAAAAGCTATATTGATATTGGGGATTTTATGACGACTTCGTTAGAAATGTCTGAGATGTTCGAAAAATACGATATTATGCCTGACGAGTTTGGGATTTCATAGATTCTTCCCTAGCAATTAATTCTTCTAGCCACTTTCTTCTTTCACTATTCGTAGGACGCTTAGCAGGTAATGGATCTAACCCTACTTTCTTAGCTCGTTGCAACAACGCATATCTGTTAGCTCTATCCTCTCTACGCTTTTGCCTATAAGGTTTCTTACCTTTTTTTATATTAGCTACTGCTTTCTTTTCATCTTGCTTTCTTTTTAAAGGTTTGTCGTTTATAGGATTTCTTTTTGGAAGAACCTCTATAGCTTGTTGGACTTCTTCGCTTTCTACATCTATAACTTCAGTAGCGTCTATTTCAGTTGCTTTTAAGAATTTTTCAAATGGACTATCTACTGTTACATTAATATTTTTAACTAGCTTACCAGAATGCTCTAATACTAGACGCCCTGCCTGGACATTTCCTTCAACAGCTTCTCTAACCATACTATTTAATACCATAGGTAGCTTTGCGTTAAAAGAAATCATATACTTCTTATAATACATTTCTACAAACCTATCATCTGAAAACCAGTTGTGGATTGTTTGAGGTGTCATATTTAACTCGTTAGCGAGTTCGGTTTTATTTAGCTCTGGATTATTAATCAATAATTCAATAGCAGCCATTTGATTGGCTTTTTTCAATTCTATATTACTCATCTTCCTTGTCCTCTATATTTTTTCTTATAGTATTTCTTAGATAGCTTTGTTCCTCGCTTTGTATTATGGCTATTGCCTTGTCGAGTTTTTTTAGCTCCATTTGAACGTCTGTCCTGTGATGTGAACCCCCTCATTTCT